TAGTGACAGAGTCAAGCTAGTGATGTTGGACCGTATAACCTCGGGCCCTGCGGAAACAGCCAGACAAGTCTGCAGGGATATACAGGGCAGTGTGTTTATCAAGGACTGCGACAGTTTCTTCCATGCTACTATACCGGAGGGCAACTATGTCTGTACCACCACGTGGCGTCACGACGATCACAGCAAAGGTTATGTAGATCACACAGACAAGATCAAATTGATATATGAGAAGGTGCCCTATGGCGGTACTATCACTGTGGGGGGATACTGTTTCGCTGATGCACAGGAATTTTATAGACAAGCAGAAGACACAGCCTTTATATCGGATGTGATCAATCGTATGATAGAGCATATAGACTTCCATGTCATGCCAGTCATTGGTTATGCCGATGTAGGTACACAGAAAGAATACGATCACATCATGTCACATAAGTTCGCCCTACGATTTGATAACAGTTGGGCATGGGTCAAGACCGAAGTTAATGAAAATAGACACAAAGATATGACCCTACTTACAGTGGGAGATAGCTTTACATGGGGCGACGAACTAGGCGATAGCAATGGATTAAGTTCGGATCCGAGGAACGATACAGAATACAGAGAATCAAAAGTCTTTGGTCGACTCTTGGCTGATAGACTAGATAGTAATTGGGTGCAACATGCCTTGCCCGGAGGTAATAATGAATGGATACTGGAAGAAATAGAAAAGTTAGTGCCACAGCTATACTACAGCACCAAGAAACTTGTAGTAGTATTTACGCTGTCAGAGATGGGCAGGGAGTTGTGCAATAAGGACGAATATCAGTCTACCGCAGTAATTGAATTTTTTAAACGACAGTTCCGTGAAGATCGCGGTATACTAGAATCTATGCAGTCTGTCGAATTAATGTATTGGCAACGTCTTGCGGATCTCAAAGCCCGCTATCCCAATATAGTACTGTTGGGCAATTACGGATTCACTGAAAAGATATCACCCGGTGAATTCCTTACAGAAAAGAATTGGATCGATATAATATTCCAAGACTCGGGCATAACAGACTATGAGAAGATAACATTATTCCGGACCGGAGTATGGGTTACCGCAGAGTTTCTAGAATATACTAAACTAATTACCACAAAACATAAGGAAGAAGTCGGTGTATTATACAATAGCCATAATCAATACATACATGCTATAGAACGTAGCCAACAGTTCTTCAAGAGATATCATCCGCGTGAGCACGGACACAAACTGTGGGCCGACTATCTATACGAAAGGATCCAAGAGCAGCTATGAGAATAGCAGTCATGATAGTGGGAGAACTACGCACATGGGCCAGGGCCGCAGAACGTATGTTTACTCACTTTGATTATCAACAACACGACATAGACTACTATTTTGCCACATGGACTTCTACTAGAGATTTTTGGTGGCCCGAATATAATAGTAAGGTAACCGATAGACCCGTCAGTGAAGACGAGATAATACTCCCCTTTCATACCCATGGTAAGAATCTAGTAGATCATATTATGATAGAACACGACGTGAGAGAAGATAGGACCTATTACTATCAAGCACGATTAAGTCAACTGATAAATCAATCTAAGAAAAAGCAGCAACAGGAACAGGGGTTCATATATGATCATGTAGTAGAGATACGCCCCGACTTGTATCTTGTGGAACCATTTGCTCTTTGGGGAGAAGAACCCGAACATAATATGTACGGAGGGCCCGTTAGGATTGAAAATGGGCAGACTTTGATGCAGGACTTCTACTATAGAAGTTCCAGCCCAGTACATGACATATTGGCCGATAGATATAGTTATAGGCCGAGGAAGAATGGAGACGGGCAAGTTGACGAAAATGAAAAGCTGGTATATGATTGGTTGACTGCACATCAAATCCATATCGAGTATCCCGTGGATCACCAATATAGTTTTATAATAAGACCCAACTTTCCACAAGACTTATCTACAGTGAGCCACGAAGATTCCAATAGACTTAACATAGAATGGATAGCATATCAGTGGACGGATAAATACTAGACACTGCTTGATGCGTCCTATAGAATAGCGTGAGTTAGACTCGAAGTACCCAATGCTAAAAACGAAGAAATAATACTACTACACCCCTTCAACTAAGAATAAATTCAATTATGATAGTTTGGTTTAATTGTAAGATCAGTGATATACGCCTCAACCCCCAACCGAGATACAACCTACGCAACGATAATAGATTTGACATAGCTAGATATAGTTTTGCCAGTTTTGCACCGTTAGAACCTTTGGTCAGTAAATTCATCTTTAATCTAGAGATGGCCGATGGGCATGCTGGCCAAGAGTCCGAGATGGAAACTTGGCTACGCAGTATCTTCCCCAAAGATAAACTTGTGATGTATTGGCATCGTTGTAACAATATATCGCAATGGCGTGAAAAACGACAGGAATTTAATAGTATAGACGATGATCTAGTATTTCCTGCGGGCAATGAAGATCACATATTCACAGACAGCACCATAGAGGTGTTTAAGGAATGCCTAGAGAATCTAGTCCAATGTCCCATAGGCACAGTAGTAGCTACTAGTCATTGGCCTGAAAATATTAGGGCAGCATATGGTCTAGGCGGAGTATTGGTCAACAAGAACTGTGCAGTCTACACCATGGGCAACAATGATGCTCTGCGTGTCATGCACAAAGGATTCTTCGATTGGTATGTGGATCAGATCAAAGATGAGAACAAGTTGATCTTTAGGACCGAACATTGGAATGATGTAGTATTACCTTCCAACACCATGTTGGTTCCTACCAAAGAACAGTTTACACATTTCGATGGCTATGCTCATGTCAAGATCGGTCCGGGCGTTGCGCCCCCTTTAGAGATTCCCACTAAATTCTTCCAAGGTATGGTTATACGCTATGGATTTAAAGATAGAGATCCTGACTGTGTAAACATCAATCCCTTATTACCCCTGCATACAGTAGATCCTCAGGGCACAGACTATAAGTTTACTCTAAGCGACTTCCCACTTTTCTGGAAGAATCATGTCAAGGATGTCATAGTAGCCGACGATATAGATCATACTGCCATGGCACTTGCTAGAGATCAACATATACTAGATATGAGTCGCGTTGAGATCGATTGGCACCATATTGGTAAGAAGTTCGATGATACCAATTGGCCGCCTGCATCCTGGATACAACCGCACCTAATGCAGTTGATAGCAAAGGATCCACATGTAGAAGTCAGTGTGCCCAAATCTTTCGGATCAAGCCTAAGTAGCTGTTGACATCCTAGTCTGTATCACGTATAATTAATCTTTTAAGGAGAAACAAATGAGTGATCGCACGTTTACCACGGAACAAAAAGCCAAGCTGATTAATCTTATCAATGAAGGAATGACTGTACTCCGTGAAGTAGAAGACCTAAGCGCAGGATTGAACGATACTGTTAAAGCTATCGCCGAAGAGATGGAGATCAAACCTGCACTCTTGAAGAAGGCTATCAAGATCGCACACAAAGCCAGCCTCGGAGAAACGAACAAAGACCACGACGAACTCAACACCATCCTCGAAACTGTCGGTAAGACTCTTTGATAACCATAGCATCAAATATCGTCGATTGGATACGAGATGATTACAATACTAATCCTTTTAGGTTCGTTATCGAACTATTGGCTTGGGCGATCAGTATTGGCTGTAGTATTATCATGGCAGCTACTGTACCCATCCCACCTCTTTTAGCTCTGTATCCTTTTTGGATTAGCGGTTGTATCATGTATGGGTGGGCTGCTTGGACTAGGAAGAGCTTTGGTATGCTGGCCAACTACATCCTGTTGGTAAGTATTGACACCGTTGGATTATATAGGATGATTGCTCAATGAGTTATGTAGATGCACTATTTGATCGACAGAAAGATCGCATACACGTAGTAGAGCGTATCGAAGGCGAACGTATATACAGAGAATATCCGGCCAACTATCTATTCTATTATGACGATCCCAAAGGCAAATATAGGACCATATATGGTACTCCCGTATCCAAGTTCTCCACCAATCACGGTAAAGAGTTCCAAAAAGAAGTAAGGATGCATGGTAAGAAAAGACTGTGGGAAAGCGATGTCAAACCCGTATTCCGTTGTCTCGAAGATAATTACCTCGGTGCCGAACCTCCTAAGCTACAAACAGCATTTTTCGACATTGAGGCAAATTTCGATCCTGAACGCGGATTTGCGCCTACGTCGGATCCTTTTAACAACATCACTGCTATATCTGTCTATCTAAATTGGTTAGACAAGTTGGTCACACTGGCCATCCCGCCCAAGAGTTACACATGGGATACCGCACAGGAGATCGCTAACAAGTTCAGTGACTGTTATATGTTTGAACGTGAAGAAGATCTCTTGGATACATTCTTGAATCTAATCGACGATGCAGACATACTCAGCGGATGGAACAGTGAAGGATATGATATACCCTATACCGTTGGCCGTATCACCCGTATGCTCAGCAAGGATGATACCCGCAGACTATGTCTATGGGGGCAACATCCCAAGCAGAGAGAGTTTGAACGCTTTGGTGCTACACAGACTACGTTTGATCTAGTGGGCCGTGTGCATATGGACTATATGCAGTTATATCGTAAGTATACCTACGAAGAACGTCACAGCTATAGTTTAGATGCTATCGGTGAGTATGAGTTAGAAGAACGCAAGACTGCCTACGAAGGCACGTTGGATCAGTTATATAATAAAGATTTTCCCAAGTTCCTAGAGTACAGCAGACAAGACACCAAGTTAGTGGCCAAGTTAGATAAAAAGCTACGTTTCCTAGATTTGGCCAATACTATTGCACATGACAACACCGTGTTACTACCCACTACTATGGGTGCGGTGGCAACTACAGAACAGGCGATTATTAATGAAGCACACAGCCAACGATTGGTCGTTCCTAATAGGAAGGGCCGCGACACAGACGCAGAAGACGATAGCCAAGCGGCAGGTGCCTATGTTGCTTATCCCAAAAAAGGCATGCACGAATGGATCGGAGCCATCGACATCAACAGTCTGTACCCTTCAGCCATCCGAGCACTCAACATGGGACCAGAAACCGTCGTAGGACAATTACGTCCTGTGATGACAGACAAGTATATCAAAGATAAGATGGAAGGGGGTGCCAGCTTTGCAGCCGCGTGGGAAGGTCTATTTGGCAGCTTTGAATATGAAGCAGTCATGCGCGGTGATGTGGGCACAGAGATCACTATCGACTGGGAAGTAGATGGTACTAGCGATGTACTCAGTGCCGCAGATGTTTGGCGATTGATATTTGACGGCAATAAACCCTGG